GCTGAAAGTTTTTTTGATTTAGGCTTGGGTACTGGTTGTTTAATATGCAACCCAGGCAACAGTGATGAAAATCCATTGGAATTTTATAGCGTGCCGTTAGCTAGAGTAGCTTTAGAAGAAACCATTACTAATAGTTTAGAAACAAATTATAGATGGTGGGATGAAGTAAGAATTGAAGATATTATAGAATTGTGGCCTAAAGCTCAGCTAACACCAACAATGGTTGCGTTATATGAAGAAGACAAAGCCGCGACTGTTAAAACATTGGTGGAAGGAACTGTTTATTTCCCAACCAATCCACCAAAGAAAAGATATCGCTATGTAGTGTTTTCGGAGAGCGACAGCTCAACATTTTTAGTTGACGAGTGGTTAGAGTCTAGTCCTTGGGTAGTGTTCAGATGGTCAAAAGTTAATAATGAAACACTAGGCAGGGGCCCAGTTGTTGACAGTTTGCCTGCAATTATGACATTAAATGAGTTAATGAGACTGGAGATAGCTTCTAGTAATTTTAACGTAGCAAGACCGATGATGGCTTATAGCGATGGGGTTTTTAACCCTTGGACAATGAAATTAGAACCAAATTCAATAATACCAGTTGCTCCCAATGCCGCTGGACAGTGGCCAATTCAGCCTTTCCCTGACACATCGCCGCCGCAATTTGTGCAAACTTTAGCGGTAGATTTAAGGCAACAAATTAATACTTTATTGTTTGCCAACCCAATCGGCCAGCCTCAGGATAACCCAACCAGAACTGCTACAGAATTAATGTTAAGGCAGCGTAATTTAGCGGAAGAAATAGGAGCAGCATTTACCAGATTACAGAATGAGTTTTTAGCTAAAGTATTAGCTAGAGTATCTTATATATTAGAAAAACGCGGTTTAATCGAACAAATTAAGATTGACAATCGTCTTGTTAAATTAAGTTACAAGTCGCCGCTGGTAGTTGGCCAAGGCCAGCAAGATGTACAAAACTTCATCAATTGGTATCAACTAATGCAGGGCGTACAAGGGCCAGAAGCAGCACTTATCAATTTAAAACCAGAACGCTTTGCTCACTGGAGCGCTGGCAAGATGGGAGTAGACACTGACCCTATTGTTGGTGAAAAAGAGATGGCACAGTTTTTAAAAGAGCAATCTGAAAAGAGCCAAGAACAAGAAATGATGGCAGCAGAAGCACAACAACAACAAATGATGCAACAAGGCATGAAAGCTGGGGGAACGCCGAGTGGACAATAATATTAAACAAGGATTTAACCCATTAATAACACCGCAAGAACCAGATGTTTTAAAACAGTTTAAACAGTGGAATCAAGAAACATCAAAAGACACATTTGAGTTGCAAAGGCTTTGCTATGAAGTTTTTATAGTGTCTGCAAATGGCAAAAAGTTATATGAATTATTGCAAGAAAAACATTTAATACCAGCAAAGTTTGCCCCTAATGACCCGGCTGCACCTGCATTATCGATGTACTGGGAAGGATTTAAAGCGGCAATTAGAGGACTTAAAGATAATGGTATTATTCACATGAAGAGAGGAAGTACGATTAATACTACTAACAATTAATTTAAATTTACAAGGAAGTAACATGACAGATGATTTAAAAGTTAATTTGGCAACCATTGGACAGCCAGAAAGTGGTGACACAACTGCACAAGCAGAATCACAAGCCGCATCACCGCAACTTGAGCCAACTTGGTATTTTGCAGAAGGCGTGCCTGGAGTTGGAGAAAAACCAGATTATTTGGAATCAAAATACAAAACTTTAGCTGACCAAGCCAAAGCATACAAAGAAGCTCAAAAGCTTTTGGGCGGCTTAAAACCAGCGCCAGATGAATACGACTTCGGTGAAGCTCAAGAGTATATAGACAAAGATAATGACTATATTAAAGATTTTGTAAGTTTTGCTAAAGAAAACAAAATACAGCAAGATGCTTTTCAAAAAATTATAAATACTTATGTTGAATACGATAAGTCTAGACAGCCTAAACCAGAGGAAGAAATCGCTAAACTTGGCAATGACGGGATGCAAAAGATTAGTACAGTACAAAATTGGGTTAAAAACAATTTAAGTGAAGGTTCAAGAAAAGCATTAGAAAAGTTGCCAGTCAAAGCAGAAGTGGTTCAAATGTTAGATGAATTGCGGCAATTACATATGAATACACTGTCTAAGATACCGGTTGAAACACAAAAAGTTAAAGTTAACACGTTAACAAGAGAAGATATTGAGGCGGAAATGTTGGCTAATTATCAGAGATATCAAATTGACCCTAATTATAGAGCACAAATTACAGCTAAGTTTGCTCAAGCTGTTGGAACGGGTAGAGATGATGTTTAATATAACATGTTGTTGAATTTTAAAATCATATTATAATGTAGATAAGTTACGCATCTTTTTTAACGATGTGGATACTCATATAAGGTTAGCCCGAAAGGACACCTAACAAACTATGACCCATGGAAGGGAAATAAGATAAGTAAACAGAGGATGTTTTGCATTTAGCAGAACGAGAATTGTTTTATTTATTATTTGAAAGGATCATAGTCATGAGTATCTCATTATCAAATGTGCAACAAACAGAGTTTGACGCACTCGTTAAAATCGAATATCGTTCAAGAGGATTTTTATTGCGCGATACCGTACGTATGCGTACAGATATTATAGGTAACACTTGTCAATTTAGAAAAGTTGGACAGGTAGTTGCTAATCAAGTGGCATTTCAAAACACTATTGCAATACAAGATCCAAATTTTACTGCGCAAACTGCTATACTACACAAATATGCGGCTGGGACGGGCGTAGACACCATACAAGACCTTACTGTAAATTTTGACTCAAAAAGAGAATTAGCGTTTATTGTGGCAATGGCAATTGGGCGCAGAAGCGATCAAATTATACTTGATGCAATGAGTGCAGCACTAACAGGTGGCACAACAGTTATTTCAGATATTGGTAATGCTAAATTACCAGATCTAAACACTGAAAGCAACATGACGTATAAAAAAATGCGTACAGTTGTCGGTCGTTTTGATCAAAATGCTGTGCCAATTGGAGAACGTTTTTGTTCAATGAGCGGAAGTAATTTGCGTAATGTATTGCAAGCAGAGCAAATAATTAGTCGTTTTTACACTTCAAGTGATAATGTTGTTGATGGTAATTTAAACTACAAAGAATTGCTTGGTATGAACATTAGAATTTTGCCTGACATGGTTGAAGGCGGTTTACCTTTGTTTGCTGCAGGTAGTGGTGGTAATCCTTCCACTTCTACTACTTCTGTTCGTGCGTGCTATGCATGGCATAAAATGTCAACAGGGATGGCTATCGGACAAGATATGCGTACAGAAGTATCATACTTACCTAGAGAGACAACCTACTTCGTGAATGGGCTGTTTTATGCCGGGGCGGTAGTAGTCGATAATCGCGGTATATTCCAAATCAACTGCAACGAAACTGGAACAGGGGATGTTGCTATTAACTAAATTAAACTAAAGGAATAGTGTTATGGCATTTAATGTGCAAAATTTAAATCTATGCAGCACGTCATTAAATGAAGCTGCACCAGCATTTTATACTTATTATAGTGTTGCTGCTACTGATGTTAGCGGCAACACTATCAATACCGGTGATATAAGTGCTGGCGATACGTTAGGCGCAATAGTATCAAATAGTAATTATTTTGGTGCTATCGCGCCTGAGCTTACAGTTGATGATTTGTTTTATATAACCGATGGCAGCGGTGATATTGCTGGCAAAGGGTTTTATACTGTTGCTAGCGTAGATATTGCTAACAAGATAGTAAATTTATCACCTTTTGCTGGCCACGCTGGTGCTGTATCTACGTGGGCGACTACTATGCCTCCTAACGGTGTGTTATCTGCAAATGTTGGTTATACTATAACTCAAACCACAGGAAATGTTGTTTTAACTCTTCCTCCGGTTAAATCATTACAAGTTGGCAACACCATAATAATATATAACAAAGGTGGAGCAGTAGTTACCATAACACAAAATGCGTCTCAAACTATTTATTTCCCTAATGGTGCTAAAACAATGGATGGGACTGCCGGTCAAATTTCGACAAAAGGTACTGGCGACACCATTACAATGGTAGTTACATATAATAGTTTAGTTAATGCTCAAGGTGTTGTACCAATACCTATCCCTAACCAAGATGTGGTGTATGGAACGGATTTTGATTTAATTAATAGTGTGCCTGTATTAAGTTACGTCTAAAATGAGTTAATCCAATTTTAAAGGGAATTAATTATTTTTAAAGGGAATTAATTATGACTGTTTACAATAGTATAGAAGGTAAAATAGAGGCTGGTAATAGTATATCTTTTTCAACCAATGATAATACTGGTTCTATTATAATATCATATGACCCGCCGCCACTACAGACAGTTGTAGGAACTGTAGCGGTTTACACCGACGATGTTGGAACATTGGGTGATAGCAGTATAACTATTGATTCTTCTGGTAATATTACTGGGGTTAATTCTGTTTCTACTACCAGCGTTACTTTATTATCAAATACTAACAACAGTATAACACTTAATGCTCAACCTAATTTAAATGCCAATATTAATTATGTGTTTCCAACAATGGGAGTGCCTGGGGATATTTTGTCTATTAACTCCGTTAGCGGAAATATAGCAAATCTACATTGGGCGAGCATATCAGAAGGAGGAGGGGTTATAGGTGTGCAAGGAACCCCTGGTTTCATTACTTCTACAGGTGGAGGGCTTCCAATAATTAATATCGACCCAACATATGTTACTAATTTAACTACTGATTTAGCCGCTTGTGAAAAAACAGCGAACAAAGGCGAGGCTTCTGGTTACTGTTCGTTAGATAGTAGCTATTTAGTTCCGGTTACCAATATACCAAGTTTAGCAGAATCAAAAATTACTGGTCTTGTTAGCGATTTAGCAGCATGTGAAAAATCTGCTAATAAGGATGTAGCAAATGGTTATTGTCGTTTAGACGGTAATTCTTTAGTTCCTTTGTCAAACTTGGCTTCTACAGTTTTGTCTGATGTTAATACAACAGGAGTACAAAATGATAATCTATTAGTTTATACCACTAATGGTGGGTCTAATAACTGGCAACCTTATTCTGTTTCTGGTGTAACGTTTAGCGATACAGATAAAAGCATTACGGTTAATAATACTACAGCATTGTCACAGTTAACTACTGACGTTGCTATTGGTACAGGTTCTTCTTCTCCAGCAGCCAATCAAGGGATGGTTTTTAATAGCACACAAGGCAAATGGATTAACCAACAAATAGACCATACTACTTTAAGTAATATTGGAACTAATACTCATGCACAAATAGACAGCCATATAAGCGCTTCTTCTGGTGTTCACGGGGTTACTGGAAGTGTTACGGGTACAAGTGATTCACAAACTTTAACAAATAAGACCATTGACAGCGCAACAAACACTATAACTTCTGATAAACTTCGAACTGCTAGTGGAACAGTTACATTCAATACTGCAACAGCGCCAACTATTGGTCAAGCTTTAATTGCTACTAGTGGAACTGGTGCTACATGGCAAACTATTAATCACGCTAATTTGTCTAACATTGGTACAAATACACATTCACAGATAGATACATTTATAGCTTCAAAAGATCAAGTTTCAGGTGTTGCAGGATTAGATGCTAACGGATTATTAAAGGTTTCAGAGTTACCAAGTCTTGGCAATACTATAACTTTCTATGTAGATTCCAAATATACAGCTGGCAGCAATGACGGAAGCATATTAAAACCTTATGCAACCATATCGGCTGCATTAGTTAATATAGTTACGCCAGTTGACAACACCGACCCTAATTTAGCCAATAGATTTATTATTCACGTAATGGGTGGCATGTACAATGAAAGCTTAACCATACCTGGATGTCGTCATATCACATTTGTTGCTGATGGATTAGTATTTTTAGGAACAACCACTTTGCAATATCTTGGTGGAATGTCTGCACCGGGCAATATTCAAGATGTTACTATACAGGTATACCGTAATTCTGCAGTTACAACTACATACTACAGAGCAACTACAATATTTACTACTACCAGTTATCTACAACGTGGCGCGGCTTATACTCATACTGGACTAGAAGGCGGCTGGTGGATTAGTGGTATTATTAATCTGTGCGTGCTTACTGGTACGGCATCAACCGATATTGAACTTGAGCTAATAGATGTTAAATGTTGTGACTACTCTGACACTGGTGTAGGTGGCTCTAGAGCATCTACTGGTTATTTTATTAACAACACCTCTACATACTCTACAAGCTGGTCTAGCAACATTAACGTTAAGATGACTGGATGTAAAGGTAATGGTATTAACTTCCCATATGGCGGCAACTTCAACAACTTTAACCTGTTCGAACTTAACAACTGTTACATGATTAACATGTTAAACGTTGGCAGGATGGGTTTGATGCAACATACTACCTTCTATGCTTCTGGTGGTTTTGCTGCAAACACCTTGACTGGTATTGGTTCTACATATCAGCCTTATTATTCTGAAATGATTGATTGTGCCTGTCAAACAGGTTCGTCTTTTAGCACTATTTCAGCTAATACATTATACATAGACAATGCTACCTGGATAAAATCTAACGGAGCAATTGCTACTACTGGCAGTTTAACACTTAACATCGATTATGGGTTCCCTAATAAAATTAGTATTTCTTCACCAAGCAGTGGACAAGTGCTTAGTTATAATGGCACCAACTGGGTTAACAGCGCTGCAAGCAGTGGAGCAGTAAGTAGTGTTTCCGGTACATCTGGGGCTATCACATGTTCACCTACTACTGGAGCTGTTATAGTTAATATAGACCCTACATATGTCGGTCAATCCAGCATTACCATTCTTGGAATTGTTGGTATAGGAACATGGCATGGTAGTGTTATAGGTGGCACATATGGCGGTACAGGTGTTAATAACGGAAGCAGCACTATTACTCTCGGAGGCAACCTTACAACTTCTGGCGCATATTCAACTACATTTACTGTAACTGGTAATACAAACGTTACTCTACCAACTAGTGGCACATTAGCAACCACATCAGCTATTCCTGATTTTCCATTAAGCGTAACTAACGGCGGAATAGGTGCTGGCTCTTTAACAGCTAACACATTATTGCTTGGTAGTGGCACATCTGCTGTAACAACTCTTAGCAGCGGAACTTCTGGGCAAGCATTATTATCAGGCGGCGCAGGCAATGCTCCAACATGGGGAACGGCTGGTACAACGGCATTATCAGGACTGACAACAGATGTCACCATATCATCACCTACAGATAATCAGGTTTTAATATATAGCTCTCTTTTTGGTAAATGGATGAATGCATCATTTAATGTTGTTTCTG